AATTCTTTTTGAACTGCTAACGCCTTATATTCATTTGAAAGTTCATTTAGTTTGACTTGGACTTTATTGTATAAATTTTGACTAGCTGCTAATTTCGTTTGTTCTCTAGTTAACTGCGCTTCGTATTTATCAAATGCTTGCTCTCTTTGCTTTTGCAGTCTTAAATCAGCCAATCTAGCACGTTCAATAGCTTTTTCTTGCGCTTGGTAATTAGCTGTAAAATCTTGAATAGCACCTTTACCCGCGCTAGGTGTAGTAATGTTTTTAGTGGCTTGACCTACTTTATTAACGTTGGCAACCATTGTCAAAAGTTCTGCATTAGCCTTTTCTAACTCTGCTAGTGCTTGTGGCGATAAAAACTCTATAAATTCTGCCATTACTTCTTATTTTTTATGCGTTGTCGCTCGTTTTCTGATGCTATTTCTTGTGCTTTATTGCTTAATTCTACATAAACCGCTAGTGTCATTTCCTCTTTTAGTAGCGAATTATTAGGCAATATCGTCGAAAGCGACACAATCGAACCAAAGAAGTTAAAATCTTTACCCTTACTTCGCTTAATCATATCGTTGTACTCATTCTCTAGAAAAGATAAATCATTCTTTAAAATACCTACATCAATGGTTAAAATTCTATGCACTTCGTCACCAAATGGAACTTCTGTATTCAATACAATATCATAGCCATCTAATAACGCTTGAGCAAATCCCTTACGCATTTCTAAATTAGTTTCAGTATAATAGTAATGATGTAAAGAACTTTTTAACGTGGCTATTTTGTAATTCAAGTACTGTATTTCAACTGTTAAATTTAGATACCTTTGCGCTTCGGGATTTTTAGAACGCAAGAAAAATTGGTCGTCGATTGATTCAAAGATTTTCTCTAAATCCTTTTCACTAGGTTTTGGTTTTAATAGTTGTAAATTATTACTTTCCTTTATATCGAAATATACCTTAGCTGGAATAGTATCTATTGAATTGTACTTTGGCATTATAAATTAGCTTTTCTTTTAATCATAAACTTAAACACAGGCAAATAAACCTGTTTTTGTCGGTTACGCCAATAATCATCATTTAAACCCATTATATCAATGGTGTATTTTCTAATTAGTCGGTCTGTTTTCCAATCGCTAGAATTAAACAAAAACGCTCTAGGTCGCATTTTATCAACGTACAAATGATTGACAAAGGAACGAGTTACCATCAAATCCACGTGTCCATCTGCTAGTGGGTTCATTTGGTATTTATCAATTGCGTACTCTGCGCTTTGATAGTTCCCAATTAACGAACCGTCGGGCATTTTACCCCTTGTGAACTCGTTTATTTTTTGCTCCTTTAACTTTTGGTCGCTCAACACTATTTCGTTCATCATCTGCTCCAGCACTTGCTTGTTCGTTACCGACTGCAACCGTTTTTGATACTGTGCTACTGATATTATTGCCATAATTCTCACGTTGATTTTTACAGTCTAAACACTCGTCTTTGTCTAGTGCTAGATTGCTTAATAATAACTTAATTTGCTCTTTATCCCTTTGTGTTGTGTACTTTTCAATATACGCTACTTGACTTTCAAAGCATAAATCAATAAACTCCTGTGCGTCTTTCCCAAATATGTGTCTGCCGAATATATCCATTTTGATATAAGTTAAAAAAAAAGAAGTAACCTACAATTATAGATTACTTCTCATTCCCAATTAATTAAAATTACTTCTTTTCCTATTGCAAATATAAATAAAAAAACCTACCAAAGTAAATTGATAGGTAATTTTTTTAAGTAGGTTAAACTTATTGCAAAAGTTCCGCTTTCCAATAACCATCTACAACTCCACCCGTTCCTGTTCCGAATCCAATGTAAGTAAATCTATACATTTCATTCGTTAATAACGTAACCGATGAAACAAATGTATTAAAAGTAACAAACATTTTATTCGAGCCAGTTGAATTAGCTCTTATTTCTATATTGTTTGATACTGCAATTACATAATATTGTTTTCCAACAATTGTAGTGTCAGGTAAAAAAGCTTTGCCTCCTGCAAAAGCGCAACTATTTATTATTTTAGGCAACACTTGAAATGTTCCGTTTAGAGTTATGCTCCCGCTATCTAATGATGGCGCTTGTTGGTCTACATAATCTACCATTAATTTTAAAGTATCCCCTACATCAGTCGGGGTTATACTTGACGGAGCTGTTTCACTTGTAATAGTTATATCAATCTCCTCTTTTAATTCTGTATTTGTCATTTTATTTTGTTTATTAAAAGTTATGCAAATTGACTACTAAAAACATTATTGAAAACGTTAGCTCAAGCTACCGTAACGATTGTGTCGGTTTTCCCTTTGTAGTACTTAGTTCCTACCAAAGCTACATCTTTCGCACCATCAACTAACTCAACTACAACCGTGTCGGATGCTACTAAAGTCGCTGTTGGTGTATAGCTGTATTCTTCGGTTGTGCTATTGTAAGACAAAGACAAAGCCGTAATAGTGTCCGCAACTCCCTCAACGTAACTTTTTAAGTTAGCGATTGCCAAACCTAACAAGTTTTGTGATTGATTTGTTTTGAATTTAGCTTTGAAATAAACTTTGTTTTCTGATGCGTCGGCTCTACCAGTCATTACAATATCTGTAATCGGCAATAATCCATTTGCGTCAAATCCTAAAATACTTCTATCAATAACCGCTGAATTAAGGTTGTACTCGTCGGTGCTAGTCAACTGAATAGTTGTGTTGACATATCCACTTGCTGAACCGTCTGTGTGCATAAAAGTACCCGTGTTTAACATCCCTAGCGTAAACCCGCTAAAGATATTTCCGCTTACAGCACCCGCAATACTTCCATCTTCAAATACAATAAGTACTTTGTATTGTTGGAACGAGTTCATAGAGTATAATGCTCTAGCATACGCCCACCCTTTCAAGAATTTAAAGGTAAGTTGTACAAGTCCGTTTCTAACAACTGACATAATACCGCCTTGATATTCTTCAGTTGTTGCTTCGGGCGTGTTGTTAACCGCTTCAACTGCTCCGTTAATCGGAATAAATGTTCCGTCTTGGATTAAGTCGTTTACCGTTGTAAGGTCTAGCGTTGCGCTAGTAAGGTCGATACTCCAAGCTGGAGAAGTTGCAATCATTCCCGTAATTCTTAGATTGTTTAAAATACAATCGGCTAAACCTAGATTTTGAATTGTCTTTGAACAATCCTTTTGATTTATTAAAACTGCCATAGTTTCTTTATGTTTTTAATTAAAAAATATTTGTTTTAAACAACTTGGTAAGCCGTTTATTGTAATACTCGCATCAAGCGTTATAGCGTTCCAAATAGCTATTTGACTAGACTTTGTTTTATCTTCCAAATCTTGTTTGTAAACCACCGAATAATTAGGCAGTCTTTCAGTTTCAAAGTCTTTATCATTAAACCTACTGATGGAGTATCAAACAGACCGTTAAAAGATTCGGATAGTATATCTAAATCTATGGAATTGCCTAATGAAGATGACAACGCTTTGCAAAAGGTAATTGCAAACACTTATTATTGGGTAGATAGTCATCAAGACGTACACGTTAAAGGCACTTTTACCAAGTCAATAAAAGAAAATTTACCTAAAATATATCATTTAGACAACCATGATAGTAAAAACGGATTTCGTTCTAAGGTTGGAAATGTAAAAGACATACAAGAAGTTGAGGTTAAATGGGAAGACTTAGGTATAAAAAAGCAAGGCAAAACCATTTGTGTAATTGGGACAACTGAATTAATAGAGGATTATAATAAGCAAGTTTTCGACGCTTACAAGAATGGAGAAATAGACCAGCATTCAGTAGGGATGGTTTATTTAGATATGCAATTAGCGGTCAATGATAAACAATATCCAGAAGAATTAAAAGCGTGGAATGAAGTATATCCATTATTAGGTAATCCAGAAGAAGCCGATAGACTAGGATTTTTTTGGGTACAGAAACAAGCAAAATTAAAAGAGATTAGCTGTGTATTATGGGATGGCTCAAACGCCTTGACTCCAGCTATAAAAAATACCGAAGCCGATACAATCACTTTGGAAAATGACGAAGCCGAGCAATCACTTCAAAAACAAGTAGACGAAACAAGTATTAATGAATTTCTAAAAAGAATTTAAAATGACACAAGAACAATTAGATGCTTTGCAGTCAAAAATTGACGGATACAAGGCACAAGTAGAAACTAAAGCCGATGCGACAGCAATCGATGCTTTAAAAGCAGAGCTTCAAACGTTAAAAGATAATAACGTTGACAAGTCAGTAGTTGACACTTACAAAGAGCAAATCGATGAATTGGCTTTGCAGTTGAAAGAGTTTACAGACAAAGGAAGTGCAACGGTAAAAACTCTTGAGGAGCAATTAGCAGAAAACAAAGAAGCGTTAAAAGAAATTGCTAACGGGTCTAACAAAGAGGTTGTTGTAAAAGCACTTACCAATAGAGCTGCAATTACAAACAACGAACAAGCGTTTGATTTGCCTGATTTGGGACAATTAGCACACAGAAAACTAACCGCTTACGACATTTTTCCAAAGCTAAGAGTTGCGGACGGAAATAACAACGGGGTTATTCGTTATTAGATCGGAAGAGCACACGTCTGAACTCCAG